CGCAAGGCCCCACCCTACAAGCCTGAATTCATCACTCAGGTTTAGGCACCCATCTACGCACCAGCTTAGTGCGTACCCTGTTGGTCCAACCGGAAGCCCATTCGGAATCAATTAGTCCGAAGAACTTTTTGGAAGGTCCCTCCACATAATATTGGAGCAGGGATTCCCAACTATCCCTCTGTATCCTTTCCTGTAAAGGTAGTGATATCAGAGTGAGCGCTTCATCGCGGCATAGGTCACTATTGTACCTAGCCGTACGGCATTGAAAGCCAGATGAAAACGTTCGCAGAAGGGTAGATGGGCCCGGTTTGTGTGATATGCAGAGTTGATCAAGTATCTTCTCTGGAATCCTCCCCTGTACCAAGTTGCCAAGGTTCAGGAGGCCTTTCGCGTAGCAGGCGTTCGAAACGTCTACTGCCGATTGGACATCACCGGGTTTTACCTCATCCTCAACGCTATGCATGTAAACGGGTGTAACATCCGTTCCATTAAAAGCGTCCATACCGCATGACTCGGCAAATAGACCGCCGAAATGCGACTTGTCTCCATTAACTTTGAGTTGGCAAAACTCTAGGAGAGAGGACAGGGCAGGCAGCGCGAATGCTGGCAAAATAATGTCATCGCCATACACCCGCACCATGGAGGAGGCCGATACTATCGACTTCCAGAGGAGCGCATCACTGCGTATCCTCATCCTGGGATCCGACCAGATAACAGCTGCAATAGTTAAGCAGCTATAGATTATCGATTGGAGTGGGAAGACGGTTGCATTACCCTGAGGAGCGTACTTACGCAACTCAGCATACTGCTTTGAAAACCCACCGTCCACTAAATATCGTGAACGGGCAGCAGCTAAAGCGTTTAGCAAGGCGGGTGCCTCGCGAAACGCTCTCTCTACAGTCCAACAAGATAACCGGTCAGAGGCAGCGCTAAGGTCAACCGTCGCGAGACGGTCATCCTTAGATGCTTCCAACGCCAGCCCACGAGAACGTGTTTGATCTCTTATCGTCAGACAACGACTTAAGATGCTGGATTCAATCTCTGCGCGGAGGAATTTCTTTAACCCTCCTTGCATAAATTGATTGGCGGTCGGTTCACTTGCAATCAGTCTGGGCTTCTCCTGCGTCTTATTTACAGGTATCAGCTTCGCTGGTAGCTCGCGCAGGCCTCCTGCAACACTTTCGCTATACCATTCGTCGTACTCGAAGAGTCGTACGTTGGCAGCGGCGTGAATGTCACGAGGAAAAACTCTCTCGAGTTGCTGACTCCAAGTTGGAAAGACATATTTGTCCAATCCGCTTTTCGAATCAGCCACTGCTCCAGGTCCATGGTTCCCAACAATGGAATCAGGGCTGAGGAGCCGGAATCTCCGCACAACCTGATCACAGACTCTTTGTGAGAGTCTGGATAGACTGCGCGGGGTATCTGGTCCCTCGAACTGGTGTCCGAGAGACGGCTCAGCACTAATTGGATATCCGTCCATGAAGGAGGATCCAGACTTGATGAAGTCGAGATCATCCCAATGTAGAGACTTAGGGCGAAGCCCACGGTCAATACTAAAGAACGAACGTATCTCATTCCGAATTTTCTCCTCTGAGCAAGGTATTTCTACCTTCTTATAGAGAAGCAGGACTTGACGGATCGCCTGTACGGCTTTCACATCAGGATCCACCCGGAATAAGATTCCATCGCTGTTAAACAACCTCCTAAATGTCGAGTTCATGAATGCTGGAAGGCCATTATAGGGATCACTCCCTAAAATCGCTAACTTCTTCGTATCCAGGAACCCGCAGGAGAGTGCCTTGTCAAAGACTTTGGCACAAGATGGGAAGTCGATGAAGATCGTCCTCTCACCTCTTGTTTCACAGAGATTACGAATGCGGGTCAAATCGCGCTCGCAATCATAGGGATCAACCTGCCCCCACATTATTAAGTCCTTAAACAGACTTATGTATGTGAGGTAGATGTTGACACTGATCCTTTTCATGTTAGCTCATCCTTTTGAGGTAACAAGATCAGGCCCAGTCCCAGCAATTCATTCCCCACCGAAACAACTGAATGTTGTCCGCGACGTAACTTGCGTCACGCCTACATAGGATCGCTTAAGAATATAGAGGTTGAAGACTCAGCTCTCTCGAGCTAGAATCAAGGCCTCATTCGCGGCAATCCACGCGGCAAGCGCATCGGAATAGTATCCGAGCGTTGTCGTGTCCTGGCGTCCAACGGACACCTCCAGCACAGTCCATACAGATTGTGTACGAACCAGCACGTTATCGGCGTCATAAGTATTGACGTCGAGACGCACCAAGTGGGACTCTTTCGAGATCCCTCTTTTTGATGGAACGGTATGTTTAAAGCTCAACAGGTATTCAACAAGGCCATCTTCAAGCCAATACTTGCTCTGATAAGGTTCAGAGCCAGTAATGCGAGAGAGGACCTTGGCGACACCGTTGACGGTGAGGGTGATTGTGGAACTAAGCATGTCTTTGCCTTCTAGTGTCAACCATGCCAGCGTTATTGCGGGCATGGGCAAAATGACCTAGTTATTACTAACCAGGCAAGGAATTCCCCGGCCACTATAGCCGGAGAACTAGGAGCGATGAAAGTATCGACCACTGGCGTCCCGTTAGATATGGGATACGCCATGTTGGATAAATCGATACAGTCGGCTGTATCCGATTATGTGACACAGCGTGACTTGTAGGAACAACCGGACTGATTGTGAAACCAGGCCGGATGTTTGGGAACGAGACTGACATGCGATAATCGGTCCTGTACATAATATTCAGGGCCGACCATTGCCATCTCAGACCTCCTCTATAGGCAGCAAGAATGCTACCTGTGTTGGAGAACCAGTCAATGAGCCACGTCCATGGGACAAGTTCCCATAGTTGTTTAGCAGTGACTGTACTCATACCCAGAAGTAATTGTGGCGCGAGATCTTGAAGATCCCGCTCTGAAAGGACATCAAGTAAAGATGCCCTCATGGTGTACCAGAAAGTTCTGGTCACATCAGCTGTTACCGTACATTTGTTCGTCGACGTTTGATTGTCGGCGTTTGAACTGAACGGTATCAGGTTCGGAACAATTACTCCCCAGTTCTCTACTAGTAACTTACGCTTTATGCGCTTGTCACCAGCCGACAACTCGCGTAGGTATGTTTCCCTAGCGTCAACTCTCTTAGCGAAGTCGAAAAGTGTGACCACATCCGAAAGGATGGGGAGCACTCCAAACTGCGCCATGAGATTTGCCTTAGCAGGCGCCCTTGCACGGTTTACAACTCCGTGCGCGATGCCGGCAGCATCCCTCAACAAAGAGGGTAGCTCCCGCAACTCGGCGATGCTGACCGGGAGGTCAACATCGGGCCTGTTAGGGTTTGCATTTGCAACAGCCATGGCTGCTAATCCTGGTGGAACCGTCCTAGTAAAGGTCGAGTAAAACCAGGGTTTGACCAAATAATTCAGGGGACTGTTGTCCAAAGGGACATCAATCGACTGATAGGTCAGACCAGACTGTGTGCGCGTGCCGTTTAGGGTAACCCGCGGCGCGACTCCCCGATCATGACTGAACGGTGAGTCAACCCACGGCGCCCCGACCCAATCCGTACAGCGTTCCTCACCCATATTGAATGAGGTAACTGTAGGATTTGATAAAGGTATGGGCGTACGTACTATCGTACCGATACCGGGACCACGTAGTGTACGTGACCTGGTACGGGATACGCGAGCCATCATTTCTTCCTAGGTTGTTTAGGGACTTGATTGTACGGCGCAAATTGCTTTGAACCGCGACGGGGCCTTAGGGCCCCG